CTTTCGGTGAATACCGAGCAGCTCAATCTGAGATGGGTCTGTGGTACATCGCCAAAGGGGTCACTTACACTTGCCGAATCAGCATTCCACCAGACCCAAACCGGTTTGTTGGCCAAATTACTGTTGGCTGGGATAATGAACCAGCTGACATACAGGTGGCAAGAACCATGATGGAAATCGCAGCAACCATGCTTTCAAGGAGCAAACAATAATGGATTGGCTTAAACAAATTGCACCCACAATTGCTACTGCGCTAGGTGGCCCATTAGCAGGCATGGCAGTATCAGCCATCTCAAAAGCAGTTGGTGTCGAGCCTGAGAAAGTTCAGGACATGATTGCAAACAATAAACTGTCTGCCGATCAGATAGCACAGGTAAAGATTGCAGAAATTGAACTCCAAAAGCAAGCTCAAGAGTTAGGTCTAAACTTTGCCAAACTGGAAGTCGAGGACAGGAAATCAGCACGCGAAATGCAGGCCACCACCAGATCAATGATGCCACCCATCTTGGCAGGAGCTGTAACTATTGGATTTTTTGGCATCATGGTGATGATGTTCTTTAACCAGATTGACAGCAACAACCCCGCTATCTTGATGATGTTGGGAAGTCTTGGCACGGCGTGGACGGGCATCATCGCTTATTATTTTGGTTCTAGCGCAGGGTCGCAGGCCAAGACAGATTTACTTTCAAAGGCAGGGCCAGTGAAATGAACTTAACAGAACACTTTACTCTTGAAGAACTAACCCATACAGACCACAGGCAGTATGACAACACCCCAAACGAGCAAGAGCTGGAGAACCTTAAACGCCTTGCCGCCTTCCTTGAGGAAGTCAAAACTGCCTTGGGCGGAAGACCAGTCATGGTTAATTCTGCTTTTCGCAGCAAGCAAGTCAATGATTCTGTGGGTTCTAAAGATACTAGCCAGCATCGCATTGGTTGTGCTGTGGACATCCGAGTACCTCAACTGACGCCAGATGAAGTGGTTAAAACCATTATTGCCTCTGGCTTGCCCTTTGACCAAGTGATCCGCGAGTTTGATCGTTGGACGCATGTGAGCATCCCAAACACCCCAACAACTGCCCCAAGAAAACAGGCGTTGATTATCGACAAAACAGGCACTAGAGTTTATGCTTGATGCACCCTCGATTTGATGGGAAAATAAGCCATGCCATTACAAAAGATCATGTTCAAGCCCGGTGTAAATCGGGAAAATACGAGGTACACCACCGAGGGTGGCTGGTATGACTGCGACAAAGTTCGTTTCCGTCAAGGCACGCCTGAGAAGATTGGTGGGTGGCAACGCATCTCTGCAACGACCTTTTTGGGTGTGTGCAGGTCATTATGGAATTGGGTGACGCTGGGTAGCCAGAACCTGCTGGGTGTGGGCACAAACCTGAAGTTCTACATCGAGAACGGCGGGGCATACAACGACATCACACCCCTGCGCGTAACTCCTCCTGCAACGCTGGCCAACAACCCATTTTCCACAGTTAACGGCTCAACCACCGTCACTGTGACGGATGCCGCTGGTGGCTATGCCAATGGTGCTTTTGTGACGTTCAGTGGCGCTACTGCAGTAGGAGGGTTAACCCTCAATGGCGAATACCAGATTACGATCCCCGGCACAGCAACCACCACATACGAGATCACGGCAGCATCGGCTGCAACTTCTACTGCAACGGGCGGTGGCGCGGCTGTCGTTGCCGCATACCAAGTCAATCCCGGCCCTGAATTTGCTATACCTTTGACTGGCTGGGGCGCTGGCTCTTGGGGTTCTGGCACATGGGGTCTTGGCTCCCCATCCGTGGATGCCTTGCGTATCTGGAATCAAACTAATTTTGGTCAGAACTTAATCTTTGGCCCACGCGGTGAAGGCATATATTACTGGGACGCCACTACTAGTTTGACCACACGCGGTGTGCTTTTGTCTTCTTTGGCAGGCGCATCTGACGTACCCCTGCACCAGAACTTCTTGCTTGTCTCAGACGCTAGCCGCTTTGTAATTGTGTTTGGTACAAACGAGATTGGTGACACCATTCTCGACCCGATGCTGATCCGTTGGTCTGACCAAGAAGACCCCGTGCAGTGGACACCCGCCATTACCAACCAAGCAGGTAGCATCCGCCTCTCACACGGCTCACGCATTGTGACTGCGCTCCAATCCCGTCAAGAGATTATTGTTTGGACGGACTCTTCTTTGTATTCGCTCCAATACCTTGGGCCGCCTTTTGTGTGGAGTTCACAGCTCCTTGCGGATAACATTTCGCTAGTAGGCCCCAACGCTGCGGCTATTGCTTCTGGCGTGACGTACTGGATGGGCGTGGACAAGTTCTACAAATACGATGGCCGTGTACAGACCCTGCGCTGTGACTTGCGTGAATTTATCTTTAGTGACATTAACCAAGCTCAGTACGAGCAGGTGTTTGCAAGCACCAATGAAGGCTTCAATGAAGTGTGGTTCTTCTACTGCTCTGCAGGTTCATTTACTGTTGACAAGTACGTGGTGTACAACTACGAAGAAGACATCTGGTACTACGGCTCGATGGCGCGTACGGCTTGGCTTGACTCGGGCCTACGTAACTACCCACTGGCCGCTACGTACAACTACAACGTGGTGAACCATGAGCAAGGCGTAGACGACAACGCTACTGGCACTGCTACGGCAATTGAGGCATACATCAGTTCTTCGCAGTTTGACATTGGTGACGGCCACAACTTTGGCTTTGTCTGGCGTATCCTGCCGGACATCACGTTCCGTGGGTCCACAGCCACAAGCCCACAGGCTACGATGTATTTGCAGCCTTTGCAAAACTCAGGCTCTGGGTATAACAATCCCATGTCTGTTGCTGGCACCAACAGCGGCACAGTGACGCGTACAGCGGTTATTCCCGTAGAAGAGTTCACAGGGCAGATCAACACCCGTGTGCGTGGTCGTCAAATGGCGTTCAAGATTGACTCCAACGCACTTGGTGTGACGTGGCAGTTGGGCGCTCCCCGTATGGACATCCGGCCTGATGGCCGCAGGGGCGGTTAATGACGTTTGCTGTCACTTCCGAATTTGAACTCAACAGGGTTGTTGCCCCGCGCCTGCCCGTTGCCACAAGACAATATGACCCCCATTATGTTGACCAACTTAACAACATTTTAAGGTTGTACTTTAACCAGCTTGACAACATCATTGGGCAGTTAAAAACTCTATCGGTTCCGTATGGCGCGTTTTCCAGCGATCAAGACCAAGTAACTACAGCCAAAATCACCACCAGCGTTACCTACTTCAACGTAAGCGCCGCCATCAGGCGTCTCTACAACAGGAGAACGGTTTTCAACAGGGATAGCAAGGTTAGCTGGTTCCGGCTTGAACCCTGAGTATGTGTCGTAGTTATCAACCACAATTGTCGAATTGTCAATATCCGAAGCGAGAGCGCTATCAGATAAGTTGTTTGCGGCAATAGCGTCATCCAACTTGCCGTAAGGGTCTTCTTGGGCCAATACTTGGTTTTGAACTACGTCAGTCATGCCGTCATCTTGGGCAGGACTCATATTTCTTTCAATAGCGCCTTGCAGATCACCAAACTCGTCTTGGTTCAACACACTATCCGGTGTTGGGTTAACGGATGTTGTTTCGTCTTGGGCAGGGGTATACGGATTATTGTCACGTAAATAACCCAACTCATCGTCATTTAAACTTTCGTTGTAGGCATTTTCGTCTGCTACTTCTTGCTCAATCTTATTTATAGCGTCTTGGCCTTCTTGGTCATAGCGCGATTCCTCAAATTCACGCTCGTACTTGTCAATTGCGTCTTGGCCTTCTTGGTCGTACTGCTCGTTTGCAACGTCTTCTTCAATTTTGTTAATGGCGTCTTGGTTGTCTTGATCGTACGTGTCTGTGGTTGTCGACGTTGATACTGTTGGTAATGTTGTGATGCCTCCGCCAATAGAAGGGCTGCTAGTTACGTTGCCAGCATCGTCCAAAATACGGGCTTCAGGCAAAAAAGATTTAGTTTGAATTTGAGGGCGGTAACCGGGGCCGTTGCCCATTAGGTAGTCGTACGCTTCACGAGACGCGCCTGTCAGGTCATTGGTTCTGCCTGTTGGGTCGGTGCTCATAAGGTAGTTGCGTGCGTCTTCCGAGGTCTGCGTTTTACCGCCCTCGGCATACAAGCGTGTGAATTTGGGCGCAAACCATTGGCGCTCACCTGTAGGTGCGCCGGTATAGCTACCTTGTGGGTCAGGGTTGCGGTTTACATCGTATGCGTACTTGAACTGCTCGGAGTCAGATTTGTATGGTGTGGTTTTAGGAGGCGTCAACAACGGGCCAGACATTGCTGCTGCGCCGTATTTAGCCAAACCGCCCAGACCACCAACACCAGTGGCTTCAACACCATCTTTAGCCGCAGTACCTAAGAACGCATCACGTCCTGCTGGGCTATCCA